AAGGGATTGTGTCAGATGATAGACTCGAACGCTTATTCATCTTTTACGGGGGAGAAGACCGGCACAGCCGGAGGTATCCCCCAGGCCCGCTGTCCTGCAGCAGGGTCTTTGTTGAGAGCCCTCAACCGGGCAGTCGAGATCGCCTTCATGGAATTCAGAATTCCAGGCGATCGTCCTCCAGTAATAGGAGTCGACTGCTTGTCGATTGAGAGTAGTTGGAAGGGAGTTGTCACTTCTGTTCTTTCGAGAACGGGACCACTCCGGAGGCGGACACAGCGGCTTCGGCTGCTGTTTAAGTCCTGCAAACGGCTGTTCGATGCTGCTTGCCCTCCGTGTGATAAGAAGATGGCTTCCAAAGCGAGAGCTTCGTGGGATAGACACGTGGGTGAGGATGTGTCATCCGAGGCTCTGGACCGTTGTTCAGCTTCCGTGCCGCTCCTGATGGAGCGTGTACGGGAGTTGAGTAGCGGCTGGGGGCGGAGGTTGAGAGAGGAGAGAGTCGAGGGGGGCGTCCCGACTCTAGGAGATTATGTCCCTGACCAGCAGGGGTGTTATGAGGTTCCATTCGGTGACGGTGGAACCTTGGCGTGTGCCCGGAACGAGTACTCGGGAGATAGGAGTCTCGTTCGTCGGGGTGTGGCCAAGACAAAGGGAAAGCATAGAGTTGTAACTATGCAATCCGCCGAAGTCAAGCGCGTGTTGACTCCGGTTCATAACGCTCTTTACAATCATATCAGCTCGTTCGGCTGGTGTGTCCGTGGGGACATTATGAAGGGGGACTTTGAGAAGGTTCTTGGTGATTTGCGTGACGGCGAATGGATCATCAGTGGGGATTATTCCTCTGCAACTGATAATATTTATTTGCCTGCCGTTGAAGCAATCATTAAGGTCCTCCTCGAGTGTCCTGAATTAACGGCGTTAGAGAGGGAGGTTTTGCGGGAGAGTTTCTGCGACCTTCGCTGGTGCAATCCTTTGATCGGGGTGCAACACCCGATTAAGAGAGGCTCAATGATGGGAAACTTGGTCAGTTTTCCACTGTTGTGTCTCTTGAATAAGGCTTGTTTTGACATGTCTTGCGACATTTACAGCGACGGCCGGGAGAAAACTGTTCGTATTGGGAGGTTTAACGGTGACGATTGTTGTTTCTGTGGTGATGCCAGGTTCTTTGAAATCTGGCGCGAAGTCACCTCTAGATTCGGCCTTGTCGTCAACGAGGAGAAGACTGGTAGGAGCCGCCGGTGGATGGAAATGAACAGTTCCATCTATGACGCTCTAAAGCATCGGTTTGTTGCCAAACCGGTTCTTTCCTTTCTCCGACCTTCCCGGTACCAGCCCGGCACTATCCTTCCCGATGTTTTGCGAGGTATCTCTTCATTCCGGTGGTCTGTCCAGCAGATCATCGTTAAGGTTTGGATGAGATATGAAATCTGCCTTAGGGGGGTTTCAGCAGGTCTCTCCGAGATCAGCCCTCGCTGGATGTCGGAACTCCTCAAGTGTCGTTGGTTCAGGTCCGCATGTTTGGATGATGCGCCTCCGTCCAACGAGACGGGAGTGAATCGGGATCTTCCGACTTCGGTCGGTCCTCCTCCTGACTCACGTGCCTATGGGTTTATTACGATGGCTGCTGCCGAACTGTCCCGTGACAGGACAGAGTTGTGGACTGGCGTGCGGGTCAAACCCCACGTTGTCACTCTGGATCGGCAAGCGTATCGCAATAGACCAAGGCTTCGTTCCCCTCGGCTCTCTTCTCGATTTGAACGAGGTGAGTGGGAGTGGCGGTTCGTTTGGCCAACGGAACTTCTTTCTTTTGTGAAAGAAAGGTTTCCCGAGGTGCTACGGACTTCCAGTCGCGGTAGATGGATTGATGACCATCCGTTCCTCTCCCGCCGAAGAGTCTTTTATGAGACTCGTTCGGTCACTCATCCGTGGAAGAATCCTGCCTTCGCTTCCCGCTTTTGTACTGACTACCCGTTGGGGTATCAATAAACTGCAGGCGGCGTCCGTTTCTTAGTAACAGGGAGGTCACATTCTCGTAGGGACGCTAGAAGTCCACATTAGGCCGGTTAGTGGCGTTAGACACTACTGCATTTTGTTCTTGCAGTGCTCTAAAATAAACTCAGTGTGGTGACATACTGAGGCGGGAGCCTACCGTTTGACCTTGATGTATTCTCCAGACCCGTTCCGGTTGACCGCTCAGCGGTGGGTTCGGGTGAGCTAAGATGACATGTCTGGTATACCTATTTGATTAGGTTAGAAGGTAAAACCAGTGATCATCAGCCTTCCGATTGTTTATCCTCTGGGAAGCACGGACTCGGTGGTCCATCCGTGTGGAGGGGTTCAAAGGTAAAAACAATATGGGCGCTCCGTCATAACAACAAAGAGATACGTCTTGGTCCAGCCAAGTTGTGTGGACATCTAGCCACTGAAAAG